GCGATTGTTTCGGTGTTTATGGATCGGGGTTGCGTAATTCTCGGCACTCACTTGAAAGACTAATTAAGGAATATTATTGTGGAATGGCTTCTGATTTATCTGTTTGTAATGATTGAACGCGTTGGTTCAATGTTGATGTTTGGCTGGCTAGCCTTTTGGGTTGGTATTGGATTCTTTATTCTTTCTATGCTGACATCAGCTATCGATAATGATTATGGTTCGACAGAATTCGCAGATAACTGGAAGAAACACGGTGCCGTTAAAGTCTTTAAGCGGGTTGCTTGGATCTTAATTCCGCTTGGGTTTATTGTCGGAACGTTAGGCTTTCTAACTCCCTCCCAGAAAGATGCAGCAATTATTGTTGGTTCCGGCGTGACTTACAACGTACTGACTAGCGAGACGGGTAAGCGGCTTGGCGGCAAAGCCGTAGAGTTACTTGAACAAAAGATTGACGACGCTCTGGCAACGCCTGAGGCGGTCGTAGCTCCTAAAGTAAAGGGTAATAGTCTGTAACTTTATTGTGTACAAAGAAAAGGAGCCTTTCGGCTCCTTTTTTCATTACATCATTTTTATAATTACCGTTCCGAACCGTAACCATAGACATCGATAGATATTGATGCACCACTCATAGCAGAAACCCAACGAGTAATTGATTGTGTATTGTCGGTTGGGAATGTTAGCGAACTACGACTTGGTTGACCGGCACCACCACCAATATACCGCATAATCTTCGGCTGAACTGATGGTATACTTAAGTAGCAGTCATAAGCCCCGGACGCCGTAGGCGCAGTAACAATCATTAGGGCGGTTTGAGTAGTTGGTGGAATAACAGAGGCTAACGATTGAGTTACCGGGGTGGTCGAAGTTCCAGACACTAAAACTCTGAATGGCGCTGCGTTAACAGATTCGAGGTAATGAATAGTTCCATCATTTATCCATTGAAAATTGGCCAACGTGTTGGCGTCCAACGATCTAAATGATCCGACAAAACGTCGAGAAGTATCGCCAGTCTTAGTTCGTGCCGTTCCAACGTATGGTGCAGCGGGCGCGGTTGTAACTAGTTCAATAGCTGGAGTTCCAGCATTATCATACAAGTAAAGATAATACCAAGTCGCTGCCGTAAGGGTTAACCCTGACAATGTAATTGGAGTAACAACTTTAATACTGGTTGTAATTCCAGGAATATAAGCTGAGCCAGTTCCTAGTTTAATTGAAGTTGCCGATACCCATTCAGGAATTAATCCTGTGATTTGACCTTCGTCGGAACGCATACTTGCCAAAAGTAAGTCATACAACGCTTTACCTTTCGCAGCTGAAAGAACTTTAGTGGCGTCAGTACTCGTTAGAACATCAACAACGTCTGCTGAAGTAATTTCTTTATTCCAACCGGTGGAAGTAAACGTTACATTGGCTTGGGTCACGGTGTTGTAATACGAATCCCCAATTACCAGCGCCGAACCGTCTAGGCGCGTAGTAGGGTTAGCTGCTAATGAACCAAATGCCTTGGCCTTGAGTTCAATTAAGTCCTCGACAACAACCTCTTTTGTTTTTGCGAAATTTGCTAATGTATTAGCTGCGATTCTGGACATTTTATTCTCTTTTGATACGTCAAATTATATGAAACTATTTAGTTTTGAAAAGGAACCTTCGAGGTTCCTTTTCAATTTGACTAACGATCTTTATTAGTACCAGCGCCCAATGGCGGTAAGTGTATAAGACACATCAGCTGTAGTGGATGCCAACGCGAAGGCTTTAAATGAAGGCCAGTCGGTAGGTCCAGATATTTGGGTTTGTTGGATAAACCCATACCAACCGGAAAAGAACGACCCATAAGAGATAGCAGGAACTGTACCGGCCAAAAATGGTTTTTGGTAGGCTAGAGTGGCTAAAAAGTTACCAGAATGGGAGAACAGTGGACCAACAGCACCAGTCATTACCAAGGCAGACCATGTACCGGTACGTGAACAAATCTGTGTACCATCAGCATAACGAATACAGGCACCGCCCGCTCCGGCTGTATATTCGATGATCGCGCCTGTAGGCGCACCACCAGTCTGAGATACTGTACCTACGATGTTGGTTGAGTCGTAAGACTTGTACCAGGCAGACCAAGACCCACTAACCACTGAGCGCGAGTACGTTAACGTATTACCATACAACATCGCAATTTGTTTTAGTCCGTTCGCGGTGTTAATTACTTTAACAACGAAGTTTACACCCGATAAAGGAACGTTGGTTCCCGTGGCCGACGGAATAAAAAACTCTCCTGGAGTTGTAAGTGTATCCCAACCGACATTGGAAGCCAAAATTCCCAATGTATTACCGTTTCCTGTACCACCAAGCGTCACAGGAATAGGAAGTTGTGAACGTAAACGTGAAATAGATGAAGCCATTTTGTAAAACTCCTAAAGATTTTGTTCGTCGTCTATTTAAACGACGAACAATTGATTACTAACGTTCAAAGATATATCCACGGCAATATACAGACATCGACGAGTCAGTCCAGACGATATACTTGCCCTGATTCACCAAAACCCTAGATAATGGGATAGTGGTTTCTGAACCACCAGATCCCTGGTCCACCCAATTTGGGCCGCCTGGAGTTGAAATTGTCTCAGGTAGCGAAAATTTCATATTCCCTGTGGAAGATCCACCAACAGAGACAATAGCAGCTACAGCTACCTGCTTTGGAACAGCGCCCTGTGTAGTTGTTTCTGTTGGTGTAGGGCTATTGAACGAAGCAAGCAAGATGAATGGAGTTACACCTGGCGTACCTTCTGTGTATAACATGGTGCATGTTAGGTGATTGTGTCGAAAACTATAAAACTGTGAACCAGAACTGGCCAACAAACTACCAATATAACGACGGGTAGCATCGCCGGTCTTTTGGTATACGGTGCCGTATGTAAGCACCGGCACCGTAGTGGATACTTCAATGTCGCCAACTCCACCACTTTCAAAATAATATAAATGGTGGAAGGTTGAAGCGGTAGGACTCAAACCAGTTATAACTTTATCTGTTGACATACCAACAACTTTACCAACCGATGGAAGGTAAGCTGAACCAGCTTCGATAGTTACGCTAGTTCGGCCAGTATAAACTAAACGCAAACCGTCGATGAAACCCTTAACCGAAGCAAATGGAACGTACAGCGCATTCGATTCGTTTTTGGTAAAGTGATCAGCAACGACAAACGAACCGAATGTAGTGATGACCATTTCGCCAACTGATTCAGCCCCAACCAGAAGCGTCAACGATGTTCCGGTGGCAGCGGTATAATCATTACCAAGATAAATTGGAGAACCGTTCAGTTCAACCAACATTACGGTGCCGGGAACGTAAGTCAACGTTTTCCCAGCCGTGTCCGCGCCACTAACTACGGTTTGGCCTTGGGCGACGTTATACATGTAGCGAACGATAGTTGCGTTGTTCGCTAACAACAGATCGTAAAGGGCTTTACCTTTCGCAGCCGAAAGAACTTTAGTCGGGTCCGTGCTGGTTAAGTTATCGACGATATCCGCCTGCGAAAGTAAATCAACAACATCAATACTAACGTCATCGTTAAGGTTCGCAATTGTGTCAACTCTTACTTTTGACATGTTATTAAATTCTCTGTATTAAATGATAATCTTTATAAGAGGTATTTAGTTTATAAATAGTTTCATATGAACCATGTGTGTAAACATAAAGAGAATTTTTAACATGTCAAGAATTGCCGTAAACAAGTTAGCTAACCGGCTAAAGACCAAAGAGGTCAACGTTGATGTCGTTGTCGATAAGCTTGCATCTAAACTTTTGCCAAGTGCTACTGCCCCGGCTACGAGAACGGACGGTTCAGCACTTGTTGTAGGTGATAGTTATTTCGATACCGTTAAACAAGCTGTAATGGAACTGACCGCTGGCGGTTGGACTAAAACTATTACTTCAGCAGACGTGGTGGATGACCTAGCCAGCACCGACGCAACTAAAGTATTGTCGGCTAAACAGGGCAAAACTTTGTTTGACTTGGTTAACGCAGTTAACGCTACGTTGATCGTTTATGAATACACCGCGACGGCTAACCAGACGGTATTCAGTGGCGTCGATAACAACGGTTTGACGCTGAACTACATCGGCGCCAACTCGTTGGTCTTCTACAACGAAGGACAGCTACAAAAGACCGTAGACTTCACCCCTACCAGTTCCAGCGTCTTAACATTGGCGCTGGGCGCTGAGGCGGGCGCCTTGGTACGAGTGCTTGCCTTCGGTACTTTCGCCGTGGCCAACGTGTATACCAAGCCAGAAAGTGATGTGCAGCAGTCTGCTATGAAACAGCAATGGTCGGGTTACCTTACTGGGTTAAACCTTGTTCGAAACAGCACTTCTTCTATCAGTTTAGGTACAGGAGCTGCTTACATTGAAAGTGCTGGCGATATTCTGGCGGTACCTACGACCATTACGCTTTCTGGTTTAGCATTGACAGGTAGCACTTGGTATCACATATACTTGTACAACAACGCAGGCACTCCAGCTATTGAATTGGTGACGACGACTCCTGCTGCTCCTTTTATGGGCACTGCGCGATCCAAAACAGGGGATACTTCGCGGCGTTATGTAGGTAGCGTCCGTACTGCGGCTAGCGGTAGCGTCTTCAACTTTGTACACACAGGCAACCGAGTGTCTTACCGGGAACACCAAGCGGACACACCGTTCTCTATTCTGTTCGGAGGGGCGGCAACCACTGCGACGGCTATCGACTGCGCCGGGCCAGTTCCCGTCACTGGTACGCATTTGATTGCGCAGTTTACTGACGCATCTGCCGGGGGCATCACTCGCGTAGCTAACCCAGATGGGGGAACCGTTGCGGCTACTCACAACCAGCTCACGTTGGCTTTCGGGACTTCGGTGTATGCGGTGATGAGCCTTAGTGCAGCCCGTACCCTAGCGTATGTTCGGACAGATGCCCCGTCTAGCTCTAACTTCATCATTCGAGCTACCGGTTACTTGTTCGAACGATAATTAACTAACTGCTGCCCTTAACCGGGCAGCACAAGGAGTAACACATGCCATCTAAAGCACGTTTAAAAAGTCAATTCCCGCTACCAACCTCGGCTGGCGGAACTAGTAAAGGATTCATCGAAGGTCTGCGCCTTGTTTATGTAGGCCGCAATGCACTGACTGTTGAAGCAGGGTCCGCGTATGTACCAAGCCTCGGTAAAGTGCTGGACGTACCAACTGATATCGCATTAACAGGAATGACGTTTACGGCCACTACTTGGTATCACGTCTACTTGTACGATTCGGGCGGTGGTGTAGGTGCTATTGAATACAGCAATACGGGGCCAGTACGTTATTTTGGTAAATCTTACAACAAGACCGGGGATACGTCGCGCCGTTACCTTGGTAGTGTGTTGACCGGTTCTGGTAGCGGTATGTTCAAGTTTTATCATGACACTGGCACAAGCCAGATGGAATACATTGAAGGCACGCCTACAACCATACCATTTAAATTAACTGATGCGTGGGGAGGCACAACGCCGGGTGCACAGGGAGTTACACAAATTGTTCCCTTCGCCACTACTACCCACATCCACCTCGGGGTTCAAACATTAGGGTTAGCGTATTTTGGGTTACCGGAACAACAAAGTACACCAAACGCAGGACAGTTCATTTCTGTAGTGGGTAATGGCGGCACTACGAATCTCGACATTAATGATATCTGGCTTCCATGTAGTCGGGTGCTAGCTACCCTCAGTCAACACCTTATTTGGGTGCAGGCCGTAGCTGGAGCGCAGGTTACTACTTGGTGCTACGGCTACCGTTACGAACGCTAATATAAATATAAGTTTAACTAAAACAGATTTGGAGATTTAAAATGCCTTACGCAATTACCGATTATGGATGGCGCGCAGTTGGGGATGATTTCACCGAAGCCGATCTGATGCCGGGTGAAAGTCTTGTAATTGATATTCCACAATGGCTTTATGATAATATCGCCGCTGCCGAAGTTCTACGCCAAGCCGTCGCAACTTACAACTCGAAGGTCAGTCAGGGCAACGCCCAAGTTCGAGCGATTCAGGGAAGGATTACCACTCTTAACTGGCTCATTTACGAACAAGATCCAGAAGATCCAGACTACGAAGAACCGACCGAAGCCGATAGCGCTGAACTGGCTCTGCTGAAGCCGCGCCTGACTAAGTGGAATAGCTATAACAACAAACTGAGTAAAGTTCCAGCTCAACTAACTTGGCCGACTGATCCTATTTGGCCCGTTATGCCAGAACTCTACACCAGCGAAATGAGTATGGTAGCGCCGGTTCCACTTGATACCATTTAGTTTTAATGCTACAAATGCAAAAAGGAGCCTTTCGGCTCCTTTTTGCATCTACAACTTTTATTTTATTCAGCAGCAGCCAGGTTACGGAACATAGCCAGAACGTCATCTTCCTCGGCTTCAGGTTCAGCATCAGCGACTTTCTCTTGACGAGGTTCGCTCACTTTATCCTGTTTCGGGGCTTCCTGCTCTTGCTCCAGCGTTGCGGCCTTCTCCAGACTAGCTACGACCTTATCAGCAGGGTCACCGGCTTCTAGAGCGTCGTGGCGTTCGCCAGTAACTTTCTCAAAGCGAGCGGCCAATTCTTCAAAAGTTTTCACTTTAGTGAACTCGGACAGATCGAAGGTCTTCAGGAAGATTTCTTCTTTCTTTTCGTCGTCACCTTTGAAGAACTCGGTAGACTTGGTGAATTCAGAATCTTCGTAGTTTGGAACAATTACTTTCTTCGAAGGATCTTTGTTATCTGGGATTTCCTTACCGATGATCTTGATACGGAAGTCGGCACCAGTCCACATGTCGAACGGATCCAATGGCTCATCATCTTCGAACTCAGGCTTAATCGCCTTCTCAATCATACTGAAGATTTGAGGACCGAATTCATACAACATTACTTTGCCGTCGTTGGCTGGGTTAACGGTATCTTTAACAACATACACGTTAGCGAAATACTTAGTCACGCGCTTACGCTTACGAGAAACGTTTTTCAGAGCGTCGTTACCTTCCGCTTCACCTTTGGCCCAATACAGACGGTTCGAAACGGCAACCGGATCATCTTCCAAACCAGCAGTAATCCGACTAGTTTCGATGTACCAACCGCCCTGACCTTGGAAGCCGTGAGAGATACGTTTAACAAACGGTTCGCCTTCCTGAGCTGGCAGGAAACGAATTACAGCGTATCCTTTCGACTCCTTCTTATCAAAGCCAGGGCGGAAAATACGTTCATCTTTCTGACCGCCAGAGTTGGTGTTCATCGATTCAAGTTTTTCGGTCAGTTTAGCGAGCGAAGAACCTTTATTTGCGCGGAGTTTTGCGAAGTCAACCATTGTAAATTTCTACCTTTTATGTAAGTTCCATGCGTCAGATAAGATCGCTATGGTATTCTGTTTAAGTTTTTTAATGCTAGTTTCTTCTAATGCGAAGTACAAATTGTAAAACCCAGAATCAAACTTTAGTTTCTCGGTTAGAGAGTTCCAAAGAAAGGCTTCTTTCGATACAATTGTATTTAGTTCAGGAATCGCGAGCGATAATATAAGGAGAGAATCGTAAGAGATTAACTTTTCGATGTAGCAATTATATAGGAAAGGAACTTGGTCGTCTAGTCCCATGAACTCTTTAATCGAACTAACCTTTATTGCTACTTGTTTCAACTCATGTTCATATTGTAATGGCATAAGTTGAAACTCTTTAACGAACTCATTGTAAGAGCGCGTAAAGCAAGCAATATCAGTATTTTTACAGAAACCAAACTTGCGGAAGGCCGGGTAGAATAACCTGAGCTGATCGTTTTTGTTTGGGTGTTTCGCTTCGAGGGCTGCGTAACGGTGCACCAGCCCCCGGTTCGCTTCGAACGTCTCTGACTTTACCTTACCGTTGAAGTTGTAATCCCAACCGTTATACGAGCCCTTGCGGAAGTGTAACGACATACCAAGATAGGTTTTATAAACACCAAGACCTGGGATACTCATCGAAGAATATACACGTCCGACGTTGAGTCTTTCAGCATAACCAAAACAACGTGTTCAGGGTAAAGTCTTTTGAACTCCTTATGAACTTCATCCATTTTGGTTAAGGCTACTTCTCTGTTTTCAAACTCAGAGTCCAACACAATCTTGATGCTGGGGATCGAACCGTCAACGAAGGTAACTTTCATTTTATTCTCATTATTGTGTAGTTGCTGGCTCTTCGGGGGTGATTGTAGTCAGCGTTACTTCGCCAATTGTAACGATGATCTTATTATTAGGAAATTGGCGCTTAAGACCTTCAAAAGTAACCTTCATCAATTCCTGAACTTTGTCAGTTGTGATGTTCTTATATTGATCAAAGTCGAGCGCCCAGACAAGCGTTTCTCCTTTACGGAGTTTGATCTTATGGACCTCTTTTGGAATAAAAAGTTTCCGATCAATATACTTTTCGTTATTAACCTCACTCATTCCTCTTCATCCTCATCGAGTTCTTCCAAGTTATCTTTCCAGTCGTTTTCTTCCAACTTGTCGAAAGGATTGTATCCAGAACATCCAATTGCTTGTTCAAACCATTCAATCTTATCTTGCTCTTCGGAAAGAACTTCAAAATCGATTTCGTTGAAGTCTGGACACACTTCGGAATGCTTACCGAGGACTTCACCAAAATAAACGTTCGGGTTGTGTTTAACCGCCAGGTCGAAGTCTTCGCGACTTACAACGAAGAGGCCATCAATACTACCGCTACGACCGTAGTCCAAATCCATCTTTACGAGAAGCTTACTCATCACCGTCGTCTCCCAAGATTTCACGGGCGTAGTCGTAGCCGTCCCAGTTATCAACCCCGGCACTTTGTAGCGCGTGGAGGAAATCACGATCAGAAATCAGTTTCTGGTATTCCGAAAGATTAATAGTTACTTGTTCTTCTGGACCTTGTTCAATTGCTTCGCTAGTCATCATAGGCTTACGATATCTCCGTGTTTACGAGGGGTTTGTTTATCGGTGATTACAATTTTAACTTTGTCGCGAATACTATCAATCGCATCACAAAGATCTGGATAACTCCGAAGAGAACCTTCTTTCGCCGTCATCGATTCTTTATCGAGGGTAATATTTAAATCCTGTTCAAGAGCCAGATAGTCTTGAATCAGTTGAACTAACGCGCTCTTACCCGAGTTAGCCGGTCCGGTGATGGTAATCAGAATTTCAGGATTAACCATAAACCCTCCGACTATTGAGTTCGCGACGAATTGCTTCAATCTTTTCAGCGGTCTTTGGATTGTACTGTCCAATTTCATCGCCGTGCGATTGAAGAGTTTCTTCCCAGGAAAGGGCATCGCGAAGGCCGGTAGTGCTCATTTCGCGGGCTTGTTCTTCTAATGATTGTTTCATTACATCAGCCTCACAACTTCTTCGTTATGTTTCAGGAGTTTATTTTCTTGCGCTTCGTATTCGATACTGTCGAGGATTTTCTGATTAAGCATCTTAACGATCTCAGTCATTTCCTGGTCGGTTTCATTTTCATAAAACCAAACAACAGCCTCAATATACAAATCGAATTGTTTTTCCAGCTTAATCTCTTCAATTCGTAATGAGAAATGGGTCTTATCTAAAAACACGCTTATACCACCAGAGGATTAGTTGGAGCAGGATTACTCTTACAAAGTTCGATACAATCAATAAGAACCAAGGCGCGTTCGATGCGCTGGGATTTCATTTCTTCAAGAACGAAGTTACGGGCATACTGAGGATCGAACGTGTCCAAGGTAACTTCGGCGGCGCGGTGAGTCTTATCGCCTTTCAGGTTGTAACCAACACGGAATACATGGGACATTAGTTGTTCTCTACAGGAATAGTGATGGTGTAAAAGTCGCCTTCGCGCTGATCGCTAGTTCTCGATACGCCAAATCCACGAGCCGTAAGGCCATTAAGGAAAGCGGTATGATTCCACTCTTTACGGCTTATGGAACTATATTGAATGGTAACTTGGTTACGACCGTACTGAATAAACAGATTTTTTAGATCGCTTTTAATCCACTCATCAAGTTCGGGAATGTCGCGTTTAACTTGAAGTTCTTTACGCAGGTCAGCAGCAGTAAACATTATCTTACTCCAATTCATTCAAAGTTTAAAGTAGTCATTTTCTTTAACGTCAGCGCGGCCATAGAAACTTTCGACCAAGTTGACAAAGTTCTTATCGAGGGGTTTAAGTGGGAACTTAAATTTCTTGGAGTCCATTGTACTAAAGTTCGAGACAATTAGCAAGCCATGTGTTGGGCGAACTCCGTGCATTTCTTCAACCGCTTTCGAATAACCGCAACACTGTAACATGTACTTGAATAACTTCTTCCGACCGTACTGGCGTTGGATGTTAATCGGCGTCCGGGAGTTCTTATGGTCAACAATACAGAAGTCGTTTTCGATATCCGTTGCCAGACAGTCTAGACGCCCTGCATAAGAGTAACGCCTAGAGTAGACCGGGACTTCGATGCCGTGTATCACCTGCAGCTCGTCAAGGTGCCTACGGGCGCGATTAAACATCACTGAGCCCGGTCCTACAATATCTTTTCGTTCAAGAGTGTTTTGAAGGTAGCATTCAGAAAGAAAGTGAAGGTTGTTCCCGCGTTCGACCGCATCTTTAACAATCTTATGCGCTTCCGCTTCACCGCCAGGAAGTCGAGCAGCCCATTCATAGAACCAACTGTCATCTTCTTCCAGAACTTTCAGGATCGAAGTCATCGACGGAAACTTATCATCCCCAACAACGTATTGACGATAGGGTGGACCTTCAATAACTTCTAACTCGGGGAACGCGAACTTATCAGACCATTCAAACGTTTTGAACTTAAGACTCATCTTCAACTTCTTCCGGCATCGTAAACTTATTGATGAACTCACAAAGTTCGTTATCGAGCAGGAGTATACCCGAAGTAGAAGCATTTACCAAATTACGGATAATTGGACCTTCTTTATAATAAGAAGCTCTTTCGTGATCAACAACCCGCTGATAGTCTTCTTCGTTATCGATAAACGGACGGAGAACTAAGGAAATATTGGCCCACCAATCATGGTTACTGTAAATCAACTTGGCCGCAGTATCATATTTCCGTTTGCTCCATTTCTGATAGAAGTTAGCCTTTCTCTTCCAGTTGGTCGCATAACGTTCAATCGCTTCGTCGCGGAGCGCCACGGCAATATCTTTACGTTTGTTTCGAGTTTCTAACGCGAGCAGAGCTTTCTCAACGGTAACTTCGGTATAACCTTTCATATGCAAAAAGAGCCTTTGAACGTTAATTCGTAGGCTCTATTGTATTTCTTATAGTGTTAAAAGTAAAGGTTTAAAAGCCTTCGTATTCTTCCATAAACCCAAGATCAATTTCTTTATGCATATTCGGCCTCAATATAACCCAGGAACTCTTTAGACAAACCAGAACGAACGTTATCTTCCATAGTGTACTCGATAACTTCGTACGTGGCATTATTTTTCTTCATTACTCGAACTAGCCACTCCAGACCATTTTCTTCGCCGGTGCGTAAGTTCAAGTCACACTGTTTGCTATCGCCCGAGATAAACACGCGGGAATTAATCCCCATCCGGGTAACAAACATCTGCATTTCTTTTACAGTGGTATTCTGCGCTTCATCCAAGAGGATAATCGAATCATCAAACGTTTCGCCGCGCATAAACTGCAACGGAGTTGGTTTAATCTTAGTCTTCAAATCACATTCAAACTTACCGCTACCCAGACGCTCAATCAAAGCCTTTTTAAACGGTTCCAAGTAAGGAGCATATTTTTCATCGAGCGACCCCGGAAGGAACCCAAATCCACGACCCACTTCAACGTTAGGGCGCGTCAGAATGATATACTTAGCCCCTTGTTGCTTATAGATCTCAGCGGCCACACAAGCGCTTAGATAGGTCTTACCTGTACCAGCCGAACCAATCGCAACTACAAACTCATCGTTAAACAGAGCGGCTTTATGAAGACCTTGGTGTTCGGTTAGCGCGTCGATAGGTTTGTTATTTGCGGCTTTGTATTCGCCCTTTGGTTTGGAGTCGTTAGCGGAAGTTCCGTTATGATAAACAGTTTCTTCGACTTGACGGTTACGTTTAGCTTCACGTTTTTCGCGGTTGTTTGAAGACATATTCATTCTACCTTACTTAGTGATTTTTAGAAAACAAAAAGGGCTTAACTCAAACAGCAGAACTGTACAAGATTAAGCCCTATTAAGGTTTCTTATTGTTGAATGTTATTATTCTATCTTTGTTAGTGCCTTACATCGGCCTACAAATCTATTTAGCTTCAGTTTGATTGAAATTCGGTTTTGATCTTCATTTCATTCAGAAACCTTAGAACATTTTTGTAATCTTTTGGATCTTTACAATCTTGTCTTTCGAGGAAACTGCAGTACAACGCTTTTCGTTTCGGAAGGTCGGACGCGAAGGCACAAAACGCTGCGCCAATTTGCCACCGATCTTCCTCCTTCAGTTCATTGAATTTCTTGGTATATGCCTTCAGTTCGTCGTTGTAAACTTCGTTAATGAAAGACATACATTCTTTTTGGGTCATTTCAGCTAGTTTAGAGACTTCCATAATTGATATATCTCCGAACTATTGCGTCAGCCACTCTTTTATCTTTTATCGTAGATGCCAACTCTTTCGCAAGTTTTAATTTATTAGTTAACCAGCATTGATGAGCTTCTTCGGCTGTATCAAAATAACCTAGATGTTTTTGTGTCCCCGAACCTTTACAAATTTTAGCTACAAATCGTCCCGATGGTTTAAATAAATTTACACCTATAGGATACTCGCCACGGGCAGATGTGCTTTCAATTAAGAATACATTTACCCTCTTATCAACAAATGCGCAAGTATCAGGACTATAAATTTTACAATTTGTTAGAAGAATATCCTTATCTAGTTGCTTATTAGCCCAATCTTGATCCAACATCCATTTTTTAAAAGTAGAGAATCTTAACCATTCGTCACACACAACACAGTCGGCGTAAGTGGGCTGATTTTTATGAATCTTGACGTTATAGCATCTATTGAGCATATTTACCCATTTTGAATAGAATGGACATGTCCATTCTTGAGTTTTACTCACTTTGTCGCCAACTGTGGTAATTTTATATCTAGTGACTTCATAGTCGGCATCGTTAATACCAACTCCCCGAACTAGTCTACTCATCGAATATTACGCTCCAAGTTAGCCCGGTATTCTGCTGGAACTTTGTTGCGGAGTTCCTTGAGCTTACTATTGAAGTCATCGTCAGTTCGACGGGTAGTCATGCTGTAGCAGATGTTAGGGCTGCCGAGAACTTGGGAAACGCACGGGAAACCATCAACCCCGTCTAAGACTTCGCCGCATTCAGGACAACCCCGCTCACAAGGAACCTTTCGGTCATCAATCCTCTGACTTTCAGAAAAACTATGTTTACAGATACTACACGCATAATCGTACAGAGGCATATTGCTCCAATCCTTAATTCAAATTCTTTCCTTTACTTATATCAAAGTTTTCCGATTGCGTAGAGGGTATTGACGAAGGCATCGCGTTGTTCGAGGATACGTTCATACGAGTCAGCGGTAGTTTTGTCCTTCCGTTCTTCGGTAAAGCGCGGGAGGAACAAAGACCATTTCTCAGGCGTATCGCGGTTCTGAATCAGGTCGTTCGACTTTACAGCGAAAATCTTACCCAAGTAGGATTCGCGTTCGTTCCACATCCTAATTCGTTCGGCGTCCTTGTAACCGCCCCCTACAGACACCTCTACAAGCCCCTCAGCGCTCTCGCAAAGAAAAGCCCCTAACCTGCCCTTATTCCGGCCTTTGCCTTCCTTAAAACCGACTACGCGCAGCTCACAGACGAATTCGATCTTGACCTTAACTTGATCCGGCGAAGTCCCGTCTTTCCAGATCGCCAGGAAGTTTTTAACAACGCTACCTTCTTCACCAGCCGCAACGTTTTTCTTGAAGTGGTCGATAACTTCCTGAACGCTATTAACGACGACCGTATCAACGATCTTCAGGTTTTCGTCGTCGAGGTAACTTAGAACACAATCCAGACTCTTCAGGCGATCTTCGTAAGTCAACGACGGTTTTTTACCTTTCCAGGCCTCGTAAGACAAGCAATCCCAAAGAACGAACGCAACTTTACTCAGGTCGATATCGTCAGAGTTCAGAATGCCGTTGCCTTCTTTCCGCGACATGTAACCGGTCGGAGTCGTTGGGTCCAGAATCAGCGCTTCGCCTTGAAGAACGTATTCTTTCCCGGTCATCAAGATGTTATCGCGAACCGGATCGTTAATCAGAAGTTTCTGACCGGTGCGGGTTTGGTAGCAAACGCTGTTGGTACGAACGATAATATCAACATACAGGCCATCGGCTTTCGTTTGACTGAAGCAAGGAAACTTAATCTTAGCCAGGTTCTTCGCGTTAAACGAGGAACAACGTTGGTACGGGAATTCTTCGATCAGTCCCGGCCAAACTTTATTAGCGGTCGAATCGGTAGCCCCGCAACGCAGGTCGCGCTTGACGATTCGGTCAAAGATAATCGCGTCTTTCTCGGACAGCTGAGAAGCTAGATGAGTAGCGTATTCAATCGCATCATTACCAGTTATATCTCGCGCACTTAGACGACCCAACAACTTCAGTGACGCTTGAAGCGTGTAGTTATCGTTAAACACCTCGGGCATTGGGAATTCTTTCACCCAATAGTTGATCGTTCCATCATAGGCCGCGACGAAGACTTGTTTAACCAACTCTTCAAAGTTGGTGCCTACGGTTGCTTGAAGTAATGCTTCTTTCTCCGTCCGCTTCGACGTAGCAGCGATAGCTTCAATTAGTTCGTAAATCTTACTCATTTTCTTTCCTTATTCATGGTTGACGTTTCTCTTTACCGAAAGCCCGTTCTAAAACGTCTAGAAGTTCTTTCTTCCGTTCTTCAGTCATAGGCGGGATCGGTTTACCGGGACAAGCGTGAAGTCCAGCGATCCCGCATTGGGAACATGGATGAGAAAAGATGCCTGCCAAAGTCATACTTTAACCTTTGGAGTCTTCGGCACGAGAATTTTAAATTTACCAGTTTCTTTGTACCGCTTGTTGAGGTTGATAATCAACGCCACCAAGACCAGCGGCCAACCGATGATACTAAGAACCAGCGACATACCTAGCATAACCGAGAAAACGAAAATCGGACTAAGATTATCTTTGGAGTTTTTCTTGACCGCAACGTAGAGCGGATTAAACCCACCGTAGTAATCGAAGATGAACCACATGAAAAACGCGGTAGTAAGTAAAAGACCTACAACATAAAACGCAAGCATAGTTTATTTCTCCCAGTTAACTCGAATGACGGTTTCATTTAGTTTACCCTTTTTGGTAATAAATTCAACCTTTGTTATTGTTGCTTTATTTCCGGCGCGGTCTACAAACTCTTCCTTCCACTCATGAACAACTCGATTACCGTCCGCCATGTAATAAGGAACGTGCGGAATGACCTTATGAACTTTCCCGGCTAGCGGGCCAGTTGGTTCTGAGTTATTCATTATTGGACTTCAAAACTTGACATGAATGTAAATTTCCCGTAACTATCGGACTTGGCCAAAATTTGATATTGACGACGTAAGCAAGAGCAATACATTGTAAAATCATCAACGCCACTAATAGTTTATTATGCATTTTCAATTTTCCTTATAAGTAGCTCACGAAGTTCTGTGGTTGGATATTCATCCAAGTCGCGTTCGGTCATAAACCCACCAGGCCGATACTTGGAGAACTTTAGACCGGCTTCGTCGAAGTCACCAACGAAGTAAACTTTCAATCCGCGACTAGCGATGTAGTCGACATAGCGAAGGAACCGGTCGGAACATCCCGAGGTAAGTTGGGTGATAGAATTAAACCCGGCCAGATGAATCGCAGCGGATTTGAAGATTGATTCAGTTACGAACAAATATTCTTCGCTCAAGCAGAGAGCTTCCACGCCCCACATGCAAAGTTCGCCGCGTAGGTTATGGTTAAAGTATCGACCATCCGCCGAGTTATTAACCTTCTTCTCGAAAGAGTTCGGGTTGTACTTCTGATAACCGGTCCAACGCCCATTCTCATCAAACAAGTAAAAGGTCGCGATTTCGTTCGCCTGATCTAGAAAGTGGTGAGAGTAGCGGTCTACTTCATACTTCCTGCTGTATAGATGCTTCGTCAAATCCATATTCGTAAACTACCTTTGCGAGTTTATGGTGGAGCGCCCAGATTTTAAATCCTTCTGGATAAGTCTTATGACCTTGTTGCTTTGCGGTTTCGAGGTCGTAGATGTCGCCGTTCCCCATATAGAAGTTGATGAAGTCGTCTCCCGAGGGATTGTAACGAAGAATTCGATAACGCGGCGGGAGTTCAGACATGGACAAACTTCCTGAAGGTCAGACTAATACGAGGACCGCATGCACGATCCGATTTAGGAATACGGTGTTGGTGAGTATCTTGCATTCCCGGAAGCATTATAGCCGCTGAACCGCTGTCAAGCATAAGTTTTTCAACTTCGTTCGAACCGTTCTCGCGAAACCAGATTTCCCGGCGCGCTCCAAGGCTTACCGTCACGATAGGATAATCATCCGACATTTCTGGACTATTATCCGCGTGCCAACCTAGATGGTCGTGTTGATCCATATAGAGGTTCAAGAACACCACGTCCAAATCTTCGTCATCTTTGAACTTGAAGTAGTTCCACAACTTACAACGGATCATTTCGATCACAAAGTTAGTTGGTTGAGACTCGTAGGTTCGGGCGTATTCACCTTTCCCGTAGCTGTACGGAAGACCGTCTTTGTGGGTGTAGTATTCGCGGCGCGGAACTTTCCCACCATCGGCATGGACCCATTTAAGCTCTTGTATCAGGATCGCGCAGGCCTTGGCCGGATTCTCCACG